ACGCTGGAGGACGGCAGCACTGGCCGCTTCATCGTCCCGGCGAAGCTGCGCCCGCGCAACGCCCGTCGCTTCCGGCTGGACCGGGAGGAGCAGCTTCGCCTGCTGACCTGGGAGGCGCCGCTCGATGGCATCCCGGTGCCGGACCGGAAGTTCATCCTCGGCCGCTTCTGGGCGGAGGAGAACGAAGACCCCTACGGCCGCGGGCTCGGCCACGACCTGTTCTGGCCGGTCTTCTTCAAGCGCAACGGCGTGGCGCTGTGGAACGCCCTGATCGAACGGCACGGCCTGCCGTTCATCTATGCCGAGGCGCCGGCCGGCACGCCGGAAGGCGACCGGCGCGCGATCTCCGCGGCGATCGCCGAGCTGGCGCGCGGCGGCGGCCTGGTCGTGCCGCAGGGCACGCTGATCAAGTTCCTCGAGGCCGGAGCGGGCAGCACACCCGGCCGGCTGCACGCAGACCTGGTCAATGCCATGGACAGCGAGATCTCGAAGATCGTGCTGGGCGAGACGCTGACCACGCAGCTGCCCAGCAGCGGCGGCAGCCGCGCCGCGAGCGAGACGCATGAGGGCGTGCGACAGGAGCTGGCGGACCAGGACGCGGACCTGCTCTCCCGCACACTGAACACGACGCTGCTGCGCTGGATCGCCGAGCTGAACATGCCCGGCGCCGCGCCGCCGACCGTGTGGCGCCGCGCGCCGGAAGACCCGGACCTGCAGGGCCTCGCAGAGCTGGATGAGAAGCTGTTCAAGGTGGGCTACGAGCCGACCGAGGGCCTGGTGCGCCAGCGCTACGGGGAAGGCTATCGGCGCATCCAGCGTGCGCCGCCGCCCGTCGAGCCCGCGGCCGATCAACCGCCGGCCGAGTTCGCGGAGGGGCCGGACGACGCAGTGTCAGCGATCGCCGACCGCCTGACGCGCGACGGCGCCGGCGCGCAGGCCGAGCTGCTGGACGCGATCCGCAACGAGGTCGAGGCCGCGGTCAGCTTCGCGGATCTCGAAGGCCGGCTGGCGCGGCTGTCGGGCGCGCTGCCGGTGCGGCCGATCGCGCAGAAGCTCGGGCCCGCCTTCGCGCTGGCCTACCTGGTCGGCGCCGCCGACGCGCGGGACAAGACTGACGCGGCCAACCCGTGACCACCGACGCCGAGGCGCTCAACCTTCCGCCGCGCGAGGCGATGCGCTTCTTCGCCGGCAAGGTGAATGTCGGCACGCAGCGCTGGGATGATGTCTGGAAGGCCGGGCACACCCGCGCCTTCATGGTCGCCGGCGTCCAGGCCGACGATGTGCTGCAGGGCGTGCGCGGTGCGCTCGACAAGGCGATCCGTGACGGCACCACGCTCGCGGAGTTCCGTCGCGACCTCGGCCCACTGATGCAGCGCCTGGGCTGGGAGGCGAAGGGCAAGGGCTACGCCGCTTGGCGCACGCGCCTGGTCTACGAGACCAACCTGCGCAGCTCCTACGCCGCCGGCCAATACGAGCAGCAGACCGATCCCGACGTGCTCGCTCTGGTCCCGATCTGGCGCTACCGCCACAGTGGCGCTCTCGACCCGCGGCCGGAGCATGTGCGCTGGGACGGCCTGACGCTTCGCCACGACGACGCCTGGTGGACGTCGCACTACCCGCCGAACGGCTGGGGCTGCGGCTGCTGGGTCGAGCCGCTGACCGAACGCCAGGCGGCGCGCGGCGCCGGCAAGGGCGGGCGGAACGACCAGGGGCTGCACCAGGCGCCGGAGATCCTCCGCCGCAGCTGGACCGATCCAGCCAGTGGCCGGACCGACATGGTGCCGCTCGGGATCGACCCGGGCTGGGACTACAACGTCGGCGCGGCATGGCGAATTGGCACGGACCTGCCCGCGCCCTCGGCGCCGGTGCCGACGGACTGGCCGCCCGCATCTCCTTCGCTGCCGCCGCCCGCACCGCGGCCTGCGCCGGCAAGTCGCCGCGCGCCCGAGGCGCCGATCGTGTCGCCTGGCGCGCCGCGTGCGACGCCGCCCGTTGCCGCGGTGGATGGCACCGACGTCCTGCCGGTCTTCCTGCCCAGTGCGCCAGCGCAGCCCGACGACGAGAGCATCCGGTCGGCGGCGCAGGCGCGGGCCGCGCTTCTCGCCAGGCTCGCGGCCCTCACCAGCCAAGCCGAGGCGGAGGCGGCGGCGCAGCTCAATCTGGACGACCTGCGCCACCGCGTGCAGGCTATCGAACGGCGCGCAAACAGCAGCAGCAGGAGAAGACGCCTATGACCGGCGTGCGCGTGACCCTCGACGACCGGCAGGTGCGCCGCGCGCTGCGCGAGTTGGCGCGCGTCGGCCGCGATCCGTCACCGGCGCTGAAGGCGCTCGGCCCGCTGCTGGCGGTCTCGACGCGGAATCGCATCGTGGCTGAGCAGGCGCCGGACGGTGCGGCCTGGCCAGCGCTGCTGCCCGAATATGCCGCCGGGAAGCGCGGACCAGGGATGCTGCGGGAACGCGCCATGCGCGGCGGGCTGTTCGCCAGCCTGACGTCGGAGGTTGACGGGAAGAAGCTGCGGGTCGGCACCAACAAGATCTATGGCGCGGTCCACCAGTTCGGCGCCGTCATTCGCCCGCGCAAATCCGAGGCGCTGGTCTTCAAGCTCGGCAAGCGCGTCGTCCGGGCCCAAAAGGTGACCATCCCCGCGCGCCCCTTCCTCGGGATTTCCGAGGAGGATCGGGAGACAGTCGCGGACGTCTTCGAAGCCTTCGCGCGGCGCGCGGCGGGCCAGCGGAGCTGATCGTTACACGTGCCGAAGCCGCCACCGGATACTGCCGTCTGCGAACGCATACGCGCGGCCAGAATGGCGCGACGCCTCACGCAGCAGCAGCTCGCGCAGCGCCTTGGAGTTCTGATCGAGGCGGTCGCCCGCTGGGAGCGCGGGAAGGCGATGCCATCGCGGGAGCGCCTCACGCGCTGCGCCCGTGCCCTCGGCGTGACGGAGCACTGGCTGCTCACTGGCGAGGTCTCACCAGCCATCGTAGTGCCGCCCGCCTGCAATCCCCCGCACTAAGAGCATTTGAGAGCACCTAAGAGGGCGCCCTAGCGCTCTCCGGTGGCCTCGGGCGCCCCCGCGCTCCCGGCTGCCTCCACGGCGATCCTAGTGGCTTCGTGCGGAAGGCTCCGGCGCCCCTCTGGTGGGGCGCCGATTCGGCCGTCGCCGCGCGCGATGGTCGCCGCCGTCGTGCCCATTGGCACGCGGGAGCCCCATGCGTCGCATCCACGTCTTCCGCGCCGGTCGTCATGCGCCGATGTCCGGCGGATCGCTGGAGTTCAGCGAGGCCGACCTGGCCGCGACCGCGCGCGCCTACGACCCGGCGAAGCACGAGGCGCCGATCGTCGTCGGTCACCCGAAGCTCGACGCCCCGGCCTATGGCTGGATCGGCGGCCTCGCCGTCGAGGGCGGCGACCTGTTCGCCGCGCCGCGCCAGGTCGAGCCCGCCTTCGCCGAGATCGTCGAGGCCGGGCGTTTCAAGAAGATCTCGGCCAGCTTCTTTACGCCGCAGAACCCGGACAACCCGGTGCCCGGCACCTTCTACCTCAAGCATGTCGGCTTCCTCGGCGCGACCGCGCCGGCGGTGAAGGGCCTGAAGCCGATCGAGTTCGCCGCCGATGACGCCGGCACCGTCACCGTCGAGTTCGGCGAGGTCTCGGCCTGGCGGCTCGGCTGGCTGATCTCCGACGTCGCCGCCTTGTTCCGCGGTGTGCGCGACCACCTGGTGGCGCGCGATGGCGTCGAGGCCACCGACAAGGTGCTGCCCGGCGCGACGATCCAGCGGCTCGCCGAAGACGCGGCGCGCCTGCAGGCGGAAGCGACCGCGGAGGCCGCTCCCGCTCCCAGCTTCAGCGAACCGGCCGCGCCGCCGGCACCCAACACGGAGAAGACCCGAGTGACCGAAGAGCAGCTGGCGGAGCGCGAGCGCGCCCTCGCCCAGAAGGAGGCCGCCTTCGCCGAGGATCTGGCGAAGCAGCGCCGTGCCGCCGACGCGGCCTTCGTGGATGACCTGGTCAAGGCGGCGC